GCACAGCTCTGACCGAGGGCTTGATCAGCACCATGCTCGCAGGAGTAGCTCAGAACAACGAGAACTTGATCTGGACCGGTAACGGTGCAACCGCTGGCGAGTACAACGGACTCTTGAAGCTCATCGGTGACGATGCGGATGGCGACATCAACTTTGTACCGACTCCGGTAGCTATCGACGCGAGCAACGTCTTCGCGAAGATCCAAGCCTTGATCGCTGCGGCTCCTATCGGTCTGAAAAAAGCAACCGAGCGTCCACTGATCTACATGTCGAACGACGTGTGGGAGGCTTACATGTACGCGAACGCGGCAGCTGGAAACGGATGGTATACATACGCAGGTCCAGAAGTTCAGCGCTCATTCATGGGCCTCTATAACATCGCAGTTTGTCCCGGTATGCCAGAGAGCACGATGATCATGGCACAGCCTTCGAACTTGTGGTTCGGTACGAACTTAGTGAGCGACTGGAACAGCCTGCAAGTCGTAGATATGCGCCAGTGGGCGGACGAGACTGTTCGCTTCTCGATCAAGTTCTTCGCCTCTACACAGTACGGCGTCGGCTCTGACATCGCGGCTTACTCGACATGGTTCTAATATTCACGGCAGGGGCTTCGGCTCCTGCCATATTTTAAACAAAAAAACGATACAACAATGGCTTGTGTACTTTCTTCGGGCTTTTTGCTCGACTGTAATGAAGGCGTAGGTGGTGTGAAGGAGATCTTCATCGCACCATGGAACGCTTTCGCCGCTGGTGTCACGCAGGACGGCGACGGTATAATCACAGCGTTCACGGTGGCTTCACCTGTGACCGTGTACCGCTATCAACCGAACCGCAACACGGGCGCTGTAACCATCACACCAACGGCATCACTGGAGAACGGGACGCTGTATTTTGTGCAAGCTGTGGAGCTCACGCTCGGCAAACTTGACAACGACAAGCGCAAGGAACTCGAAAACCTATCGAAGGCCAAGGTCGCCGTTTTCGTTCGTCTGTACGACGATCAGATCATGATGGTCGGCACGACGGACGGCGCTTTCTTGACCGCTGGGACATACCAGTCAGGCAAGGCGAAAGGAGACCTCAACGGCTACACGTTGACCCTCACCGCTGAGGAGCCAACGCAGCCTCTCTTCCTTGAGCCATACACTGCGGGAGACACGCCGTTCTCGAACTTCGCGCCAGACATCGTTGTCGATCCTGCGTATCCATCATAGTCTTGTGTTTTTGATGTCTTATTGATTTAGGGTGAGAGGCGTGGCGAGTGCTGCGCCTCTTTTCATTAAAAACTGAACCGCATGATATACCTCAACACGAACCAGATGAACCAAGCGCTCTACCTGACGCTCGATGAGGCGCGCCAGTACTTCCCGACACCGTTCACGCACTACCTGTTCATACTTCGACGCGATGAGAACAGTCCCGCAGGTGTATATTTGTCTCAAGTGCTGAATGTCGTGGATGAGTCTCAACGGATCACACACGCGCTGATCGACACCACAGGGCTCACACTACCGGGACGCTATCGCTACACCGTATACGGTCAGAACAGCGCGGTCAACGTGAACCCTACGGACGCCAGCGTGGTCGGTATCTGCGAAATCGGACTGGCTACACTCAGCAACGGCGACACGTTCTACGACGTGCCAGACATCACAATCAACAACGACATCGTATTCAATGGCTAACAACGTACTGAACATCGAGCTCACCGAGTACACTCCGGTCCTGAGCACTGAGAAGATCGACCGCTCTGGCTGGGTGACCTCTGGAGTCGACAACCTCTTCCCAATTTACCTGCAAGATCTCGCGCAGTCTTCACCTATTCACGGAGCGCTGTGTATATCCATCGGCGACATGATCGCAGGGAAGGGCGTGGACGCGGGCAAATATCAAGAGCGCGTCGACGTACTTATCACGGAAGACATCCGACTCGGCTGCGCCTCGGATCTCAAAAAGTTCGGAGGCTACTATATCGAGGTCATCTACACAGTCGACCGCAAGGGCATCGCAAAACTGCGACACCTTCCATACGAGGAGTGTCGCATCGCGGTCACAGGAGACGATGAGGAGATCATCGGCATATATCAGAGTGATGACTGGGCGAACATCCGCAAAAAGAAAAACAAGCCCGTATTCATTCCGAAATTTAACAAGGAGACCGCTCGAGAAGAGCCTCGACAGGTGTACTGGTGCTTCGACTACACAGGCGGGCAGGTATATCCACGACCGGACTATTTCAGCGCGGTGAACTACATCGAGCTCTCGAAGCAGATCGGCATTTATCACGTCTCGAATATTCTGAACGGAATGTTTCCGAGCTTGATCGTGTCCTTTTTTAACGGTCAACTCGATGAGGATGCGATCCGGAAGATGCGCCAAGACATGCAGGGCCATCTCGGAGGAGCTCGGAACAGTGGGAAGGCGTTCTTTACATTCAACGAACCCGGAGCACAGCCTCCAGCGATCACGAGCTTCCCGCTATCGGATGCCGACAAGCAGTACGAATATCTCACCAACACCTCACGCCAAGAGGTGCTGCTCGCGCATCGCTGCACGACGCCGCTGATCTTTGGAATCCGTGACGGTGGCACTGGCTTCGGATCAAACAAGGAGGAGATGGTCATCGGTCTCGAGATATTCACCAAGCAGGTCATCGAACCTAAGCAGCGCAAGCTCGCGAAGGGCTTCGAGACAGTGCTCAGCTACGAGATGCCAGACGTCGAGATCCGCATCGTCCCGAACACTCCGCTCATGACAGAGCAAGGAGCGACGGCGACACTACCGACAGCACCAGCACCAACTCCCGCACCTGTTCCGACAGTTCCAGTGGCTGCGGAAGTTGAAAAAAAAAACTACCGACTCAGCTCTGACGTCGACATGACTGCGGAGGATGAGCAGTACTGGCGTGAACGTCTCAAGAACTGCGGCGAAGTGATCGACCTCGACGAGTGGGAGCTCGTTCATGAGGATGAAGCGCTGCGAGATGCGGAAGTCGAGAAGGCATTCTGCGAAAACCTCCAAGACTATCAACTGCAGAGCCTCGAAGGCTATGCCGAACCCGAAAAAAAGAGCGCGTGGGGTGATCGCGGACTGTACAAGCTGCGATACGCATACAGCCAGAATCTCACACGCGGCGAGAACGGCGAAACCAAGAGCCGAGAGTTCTGTATTGACATGGTCGGACTCTCGAAGGAGGGCACGGTGTACCGGTACGAAGATATTCAGGTCATGAGTGAGGCAGGCGTGAACGGACAGTTCGCTCCCGCAGGTCAATCGCAGTACGATTTATTTCGCTACGTCGGCGGCTGCTTCTGCCACCATCACTGGAAACGTCAAATCTACTTCCGCAAGCGCGAGAAGGGGAAATTCCTGCCGAACAAGGGACTCGAGAACGACGTGCGCGTCGGCAACGTGCCCTACGTCGAGAAAAAAGGTATCGAAGGCATCGCACCAATAAACAGACCCGGACGCGGATCACTTAAATACTCCTAAAATTACAGAACATGGCGGAGATCTTATTCATCAGCGACGTGTACATCAAAAAGTACACGCAGGTCAACGGAGCAGTCGACTCTGGTCTACTGTATCCGAGCGTATATCTGGCGCAGGATAAGTACCTGCAACCGTGGCTCGGGACCGTCCTATATAACAAGCTCAAGCAGGACATCGCAGACGAGACGCTGGCTGGTGACTACGAGACGCTCGTAGTCGATTATTGCCAGAAGGTCGTCCTGTGGTGGACGATGGTGGAAGTCATGCCGTCGCTCGTGTACAAGCTCGACAACAGCACCTACGTCCAGCGCACAAGTGAGGACTCGTCACCGATGAGCGACGCAGTCATGAAGGACATGATCGTCCGCAATCGCTCGAACGCGGAGTACTACACCGGGCTCCTGTTCGACTACCTCTGCGCGAACTCGAACCTCTTCCCGGAATACAGCGAGAACGTCTGGCCGCAGCGCTCACCTTTACAGCGTCGCGCACCGTTCGGCTATGACTTCTCACGAAATAACGGCGTAAACGGTCCGTGGTACGGCGAGCGTCGCATCGATTTCATACCATGAGAGAGAAACGAGAGGAGAAAAGAGTCTATTTGGAGAAGCTCAAGCGCTACGAGAAGGCGCTGCTCTCTGAACTGAAAAAGAACTCGAAAGATGAAAGACCTCCTGCAGTACTTCGGTGAACTTTTCACCCATGTCAACACGTATCTCATCAGTATCGGCGTGGGCCTGCTTGCGAAAATTAGCTACGATCTATACATGAAACGGACCCTCTCATTCATTCAATGGACCGCAGTGATCGCGATCAGCGTCTTCTGTGGATACTTGACCAGCACGTATTGTATGACCTACGGCATGAGCGAGGCCTCGCAGATCCTCGTCCCACTGGCGACGCTCTTCGGTGAGAAGCTCATCCAGTACGTCATGGAGAACCACAAGACGATCCTCAATAACCTCGTCTCGATGTTCAAGCGCAAATGAGCGAACAGCCAAAAGAGAAGCGTCGCATCGGCGAGAAGATCAAGAACTCAAAGTTCGGGACCTTTGTGCGCGATCGAGTGAAGCCTGTCGCCGGTGACATCCTTGAGGTCGTGGGAGACATCACAGGCATCCAAGCGATCGAGACTGTCGGCGCACTAATCAACGGCAAAAAAGAGCAGAACGATGAAGCTGCCAAGCTCGCGCAGGACTTCGAACGCTACAAGCTCGAGTTCACTCTTGAGATGCACCGCCTCGACATGCAGGCAGAGCTGGAAGCGTACAAGGCAGAGGTCGAGGATCGCACCAGCGCACGACTTCGGGAGGTCGAGTTCACCAAGGCCACCGGGAAGAGGGACTGGCTGATGGCTGCGGTCATCCTTGCAGGTCTTCTCTTGCTTATCGGCGTCGTCCTTTCGCTGATCTTTATTACAATACCACCAGAGAACCAACGCCTCGCAGACATGACCTTCGGCGCGATCATGAGCATCGGCGCGTCGATCTTCTCATACTACGTCGGAAGCTCCAAGAGCAGCCACATGAAGGATCAAACAATCAAGAGCCTCACGAATGCCGAGTAGAAACATAACAGACTGTACCGAGAAGCTGCAGCTCGTCTGGTCGACCTGCGTCACCGTCTACGCTGAGAAGTATCCGGAAGAGGCGCAGCCGTTTTTGACCTGCACCTTCCGCACCAACGACGAACAGCGCGCACTTTACGCACAAGGCCGCACCACGAAGGGCAAGATCGTCACATATATCAGCGAGAACGGGAAGCACAATGTCTACCCAGCGCGCGCGTTCGACATCGCATTCAAGACCAAGGGCAACAAGCTCGACTGGTCGCCCATACACTTCAAGCGCTTCGCGAAAATCGTGAACGAGCTCTTCCATGGCGTCAAGTGGGGAGGAGACTGGAAGAGATTCAAGGATCTACCGCACTTCGAGGAGTAACTTTTCAACAATTTACGGACTGTTTTTCAAGTAGTTGCGCAGTTATACACCGCGCTCATGCGTGTCTGTCTGTTTTTTCTTATTGACGTAGCAAAAAAGTGACGTATATTTGCCGACGTAATCAATAAACACATCACACGCATGAACTACTGTATCACAATCGAACAACTGAACGGCAGCCAGAAGACGCACGCCGTGCACTATTTTCAAACCTTCAACGAAGCGATGCACAGCTTCCAGCTCCGCTGCGACGAGCTCGGATACGAACCGACTCCCGGTAGCGACGACATGATCGTCACCGCTGGCGGCATCGGTCACGACTTCCGTCTCGAGCTGATGAAGAGCTCCTTCTCATTTTTACAACCTGAAATCTAATTAAACACATGAACACAATCAGAATCACAACGGCTCCTGTGGAGCCTTCATTCAAGGAGATCACACTGGAAGGCTTCCGCTATTTCAAAAGCGTGACCTCCGAGGAGTACACCGTAGTCACTCCGACATTTTACCGCCAGTATACCTTCGGTGTATTTCGCGAGACGACTCACTTCATGATCACGGTGTCGATCACAGACAGCGCGGTCATCACGGCGACCGATCAGCTCTGGAAGGTATTCAACGAGGGCAACTGGCAGGAGATCGACGAACAGACCGCTCTCGATGGAATACAGGCAGGTCTTCTCAAAGGTCTCGATCAAGTAAGGGAGGCTACGATATGAGGTACCCAATCGCAGACATAAACATCGACGCGCTGCAGAAATTCCAGCAACGTCTGAACTCCGAACCCGCGCTCGAGTCGGTCGAGCTCACGCCAGACAAGAAGGCGAGCACGGTCGTCATCAGTCACATCGAGATGACACTGGACGAGATGTTCTTCGGTCAGTGGAAGACCGAGGGCTTCCGGTGGCAGACTATTGCGAACGAGGTGCAGGGCACTCTCGAGCTGGTCGTCGTTCATCCGGTGACTGGCTACGAGATCCGACGCACTGGTGCTGCTTCGGTCGTGATCATGGTCGACCGTGTACCGGATCAGATCAAGGACGACCCGCAGCTTCGTAATCAGTGGGCGTTGTCGCCAGCTAATAAGAAACCGAACGCGCTGGACATGGCCTTCCCTAAACTAAAGGCTGAATGTCTCAAAAACGCAGCGCAGAGCCTCGGCAAAGTTTTCGGACGCGATCTGAACCGCAAGAACCGCGACACATACAAGCCCTACAAGATCACGCGCAAGGATGTCGCCATCGCGAAGCTGCCAGAGCACACGATGACGTTGATCGAGCAGAGCATCCAGAATGGCGAGGATGAGTTCGAGATCCGTCAAGCGATGGAAGAGCTCGCGGAGCTCATCACACCCGAACAGAAGGCCCACATCGAGAACCTCTTAACAAAAAAACCGAATGAATAAATATACCGCCGACGTCCTGCAACACGCGCAGGAGATCCGTCAACAATCAGAGGCGTGGGACAAGATCCGCCTCGGCAAATTCACCGCGTCCACAGTTCATAATTTGATGAGCGAACCAAGAGCCAAGGCCGACCGTGATGCTGGGAAGCTATCGCAAGCCGCTGAGAAGTACGTCATCCAGAAGGCCATGGAGATCGTCACAGGTGAGTCACAGGAGGACGCATACGGTCGCGCGATCGACTGGGGAAACGAGTGGGAGGAGCACGCACTGAACGAACTGCACAAGCGTCTCGAGTTCGAGTCACGCGGCGAGGTGCGCATGGTCATGAAGCCACCGTTCAAACTGTGGAACGACTACGCTGGATGCTCAGCTGATGCGATCATATACGACCGCGAGATGGACCCGCTGCTCATCGTGGAGATCAAGTGCCCATTTAACAGCGTGACGCACTTCATGCACTCCCGCGTCACCGGTGGCGAGACCCTGCGAGACATCAACGAGGACTACTTCTGGCAGGTGCAGATGAACATGCTGATCCATCAGACGACCTCCGCATACTTCGCCAGCTACGACCCGAGACAACCGGAGCACCGTCGTCTTCACTATGCACGCATCGAGGCTGATGTGGTCGCCTTGAATTTACTCTGCGAGCGCATGGAACGCGCGAACGTCTGGAAGCAGCGCTTTGTTCATGAGTGGACTGGCAATGTTGAAAAGTCATGGTCAAACATGGACGGGAGAAACCTATAATTGCATCGACACCCAGTACATGAAAATCTTGAATACAGACCGCCGCCGCATTGCCAAAGCTCGTCCGAGCGCTGGGTGTCCCTTGCGTGCGGTGGTCGTATTTATTCCATGAGAGACTCTTTCATCATCTACCGCAGCTTCTACGAGGCCATCGTTGACCTGCCCGCTGAATCACAAGCGCAGGTCTGGAATGCGATCTGCGAGTATTCTCTGAACTTTCGAGAGGCTGAGCTCACCGGTATCGCGAAGACAGTCTTCACGTTGATACGTCCACAACTGGACGCAAACATCAAGCGATACACCAACGGCAAAAAGCAAGACGGGAGCAAGCTCAAAGCAAAAGAGAAGCAAAACAGAAGCGAAACGGAAGCGAACGAGAAGCAAAGCAGAAGCAAAGCAGAAGCTAATGATAATGTAAATGTAAATCTAAATGAGAATGTAAAGGGCAAGCGCTCCGCACCTGCACCAGCTCCCACACTCGAAGAGGTCCAGATCTTTTTCAAGGAGAACGGCTACAGCATCGAAATCGCGACCAAGGCCTTCCGATACTATGCCGACGC